ACAAAGAGCTATTGACCATAAGTTATCTAGTCCTGAAACCAGAAAGAAAGCTTGGGTAGATTATTTTAATTGTTTAAAATGGTCAGCTCAAACAGCATATAATTATGCTATCACTGGACATAAAGCTCAGGGTTCTACTTATGAGAATGTATTAATCATTGAAGATGATATTGATCGCAATAGGAAAACCCTTGAGAGAAACCGGATTAAGTATACAGCTTACTCGCGAGCTTCAAAATTATTACACGTATTAAGAAAAAATTAGCAATATGTATTTAGATAAACAAACTGAGCTAACCCTCATGCAAAATTCCCATTTACAACCTTTAGAAACAAACATTAAAGGTTTAATACAATCAGTAAAATGGTTAAATACTTGGGATTTTACGGGAGGCTTAACAGAAATAAAGTTTAAAACTTTAATGAAGCCCCCTATTACACATAAGTTACTATCTTTTACAGAATTAAATCTTAGTCCATTAATGAATAAAACCATTTATGTGGTCACAATTAAAAGATTTTAATATATTTGTAACATGCCGGTAACATCTGTAAAAATAGGAGACGTAAAACTAAAGTTTATAACCAGCCCTCTCCCTATTGAGGATAAGTTATTTACAAGAATTGAATTATTTCAATGTGATGAAAATTTTGTTCCAATAGGAGCAGCCTCCATCAGTATTCATGAAGACAACGAAGAAGTCTATCATGAAAATTTAAGAAAACAAGCTTTAGAAAAGGGTCATTTTGTAGCTGAAGAATCTACAGACCCTCAATGGAATCCTGATTATAAACCTGAAGAATCTATTGACAATGGAAGTGAAAGTACCGTTTGAGGTAACATGTATTGTTAATATATTTTGGGTAGAGAAAGGTAAGATGTTATAATTTTATATGTATATTTATAGTATGAAAAAATACATATTATACAAAATTGAATCACCTTCTAATAAAATTTACATTGGTCAAACAAGTAATCTTAAAAGAAGACTTTTAAGTTATAAAAAAGAAGATTGTAAATCTCAAAGAATATTATATAATTCTATAAAAAAGTATGGATGGAAAAACCATACTTTTACCATTTTAGAAGAACTCATTACAACATCAGAAGAAATAGATAAATTAGAAATTAAATTTATAAAATATTATAAAAACTTAAATATAAGTTTAAATATAGCTTCTGGTGGAACAAATGGTAATAAAGGTAACATTAGGCAAAAAGGTAAAGATAGTCCTAGATCAATAAAGGTATATCAATTTGATATAGAAGGTAATTTAATAAAAATTTTTGATAGTATAACAGAGGCTAGTCAAAATTCTGGTGCTCAAATAACTAAAATATCAAAAGCTATTCTTAAAAAATCATTTTATGCAGGTGGGTACCTTTGGTTAAATCAAAAACTTTTTGATGAAGGAGTTATACCTGTTAGAGAAAATAGTATATTTAAAAAATGTAACCAGTTTGATAAACAAAACAGATTTATAAATCAATATTATTGTGCAGCTGAAGCATCAAGAGAAACCGGTGTAAACTCTTCACATATATTAGAATGTATTAAAGGTTTAAGAAAATCTGCTGGAGGATTTTTGTGGTATACTGAAACTAATTAAAAATAAAAAAATGATGACACCCTTTAAAGTTATTTGTGTAAATGATAATGATAGACCAGAAATGATTCCTCAGTCTAAATGGTTAGTTAAAAATCAAAGTTACACAGTAATTAAAGTTGCCAAGCTCCTTATTCAAGGAGGTATGGTTGGCTTTAAATTAGAAGGATTAGATATTGATGCTTATTTTCCTTATCAGTTCTTTGCTGCCAATAGATTTATGATTCCTTTAGATAATGCTTGGAACATTGAAGAAATGCTAGAAAAAATACTCAAAGAAGCTAAAGAAGAAGTTCTTGAGCTTAACGCGTATTACCCTGATTAATTAATTAAAAAACAATTTTATGGACAAACCAATTAAAACAACAGCAAAACAAGATGCTGAGGCTAGACAAGCTCTATTCAGCAAAACTCCTGAAGAAAAAGCAGCAGTAAAAGCAGCTAAATCTGCTTGGAAGAAGTCACATCCAAATCAGAGATAATGAGTAAGGAAAACATATTATCGGTAATTCTGAAAAAATCAGGTGATAATTTGATTTACAGAAATGCTGCAGAAGAACAAGCCTATAAGTTATTTAAAGAATCCTTAGAGGAAGGACATATAGTTCATGTATTTTTTGATGGAGATGCTGATAATGGTACATTAACTCAATTAGCTAAAATAAAAGTATGTATTAGAACTTTGGCAAGAGAAGCCGGTGTAAGTTTTGAAGATATGCAATTAGAAATCAAAAAGTCTTCAGGTCTATGTTTTAAAACAACCTATAATGGTGAAGAATACTTATTTTGTAAGTCTTTTGGAGATTGCTCTAAAGAAGATTTAAGTTTAGCAATACAAAGTATTATTGAAAAAGGTGACTTCTTAGGTATGAATCTTAGGTAGTAGTTTCTTCAACTTCTACAATTTGAATTTTGTTTTGTTCTTTAGCTTGCTTTTCTATCTCAAAGATAACAGCTAATACAACAGATATATTCAAAGAAAACAAATCAGTTTCTGGTTCACCTTTTTTTAGTTTATCAAGAATTTCTTTAAATTCTTCAGGTGATTTAGATTGAGAAAGTTTAATAGAAAGGTCTACTAACTTAGTATAAAAAGATCCTGATATTTTAATATCAATCAATGTATCATTCGCGATAGAAGCATATTGTAATTTTCCCATATTACAAATGTATTAAAATTATAATGAATTCACAAAAACAAGTAAACATGGTAGATTTAAATAATGTAGATTTAAATGAAGTAAAAAGTAAACTTTATGAAAATCTAAAAGCTTCGGGTTGGGGAGATAAATTAAAAACTTTTATTCTAAGTTCTGAATTTCAAAGCATATTAGAGAATTTATTATATGAGGCCCAACAGGGTAAGAGATTTACTCCACCTGTAAAACAAATCTTCAGAGCCTTTGAACAATGTCCTATTGATAAGGTAAAAGTTGTATTTATCAGTCAAGATGTATATACTCAACCTTATGTAGCTGATGGTATTCCTTTTAGTTGTAGTAATACAGGTAGACCAGAATCCCCTCTAAAGTACATTTTTAAGGCCATAGAAGACACCGTTTATACAGAAGGATATAATCCTGACCCTGACTTAGCTCGATGGTCTAATCAAGGTGTATTAATGCTTAATTGTGCTTTAACTACAACTATTCATAAGATTGGTGCACATTATGATTTATGGAAGCCATTTCTTTCTTTCTTGTTTGATTACTTACTTATTAATAAGCCTGGATTAATCTATGTGTTTATCGGTAGGAAATCGGAAGAGTGGATGGATTTATTACCCGAAGATGCTTTAAAGCTCACGGTATCTCATCCAGCTTCTGCAAGTTATAAGGAGTTACCTTTTTGGGATTGTAAAAATATCTTTAATGAAATTAACAGTATGCTGGTTAAACAAAATAATGAAAAAATAACATGGTAAAAGAAGGTGAAATACCTAAAGAAGCTAATGATGATATAAATGAGTTTTGTACAACTTTCTATAAGAAATACAAGATTTTTCCTTTTATATCATTTAAAATTATCCAAGGTAAAAGAGAAACCTTAACTCTAGCTTATGTGGAATTTGTAGTAAATCAATTATTACAGCAATCCACTAATGATTTAAGTTTAAATGTAAAATTAAAAAGAAGGTATAAACCATTGATAGCTTATAGACATTGTATGTTTAAAATACTACATGAAATGGGTTATTCTTTATTAACTATAGGTCGATATTTTAAATTCAATCATGCCAGTATATTACATGGAAAAAATGAAGTTTTAAAGTATTTAGACTTAAAGGATGATTTAGTAGTAAAAATTAACAGTGAAATAATCAATGAGCTCGAAAATCAAAAATCCCGAAATGTTGATTTTATTCAATACAATGACGGAGCAGAGTCTAACCCCTAACAAATTTTGCATTCTTTATTATATGAAACTAGGGCTGTCTGCTCCTGGTATCAATCTTAATTTTGAAATAAGAGATTTAATAGCCAATGGTTGGATAACAAATGTAGGGGAAACCTTCCAATTAAATGACAAAAGTCATGAATTAATCACAAAAGTGGAAAAATTGTTCAGTGTGAATCAGAAAAAAGTTAATTCTAACTTAATGACTGATGAATTTCTTGAAAATATTGAAAAATATAACACAATTTTTCCAAGAATCAAATTAGGCAGTAATAAAGCAGCCAGATCTCCTGCAAAAGAACTTTTAATAGCTTTTAAATGGTTTTTTGAAGAGTATGACTATACTTGGGATATCATTTTGAAGGCTACCGAAGCTTATATTGATTCTGAAGAAGGGAAAGGCTTTAAATACACCAGAACTTCGAAGTATTTTATCAGAAAACAAGATACTGATAAGAGCTGGAGTTCAGATTTAGCTGGTTATTGTGATTTAATAAATAATGGGGATGATTTTAAAGCTCCAAAGCATATAGATAAGGTTTTTTAATTTGTAAAAATTAAACTAATTCAATATATTTGATACCCCAATAACAAAAACCAAACTAGATGACAAAATTGAGATGGAAAGATCAAAGAGAAGCCTTCATTGAGTCACTAAAATACATGAGAGGGAGAAGAAATGGTACTATTACCAGTATTTTAACACCTTGGTCATCCTTTAATAATGCAACTACAGACGGTATAGAATGGCATTCAACTACAGTTATTGGAGCAAGACCTGCAACAGGTAAAACTCTAGTAAAAGATTTATTGGTAAGAGGGGCTTTTAACCTAAATCCCTTAATGCCCTTAAGAGTTCTTGAATTTCAATTTGAAATGGTAGGCCGAGTATCAGCTATTAGGCAGTACTCAGAACTTACAGGTTTAACCTATAAAGAACTATGTAGTGTCGGTCATCCATTAGATGAAGTAATCTTTGAAAAATGTAAAGCTTACGCGATAGAGAAATCAAAGTTACCAATCAATATTGTAGAGGAACCGTGTAATATTCTAGAATTTAGAGAAATTATAGAAGAATATATGGAAGTTAACTCTACCATGCAGCCGGTAAAAGAAATTGTAGAAGTTGATGGTAAAAAAGTAGAAAAAGAGGTGATGAAAAAAGTTTATAGTAACACTATAATCACAGTTGATCACTCTTTACTATTTAAAAAAGGCCCTGGTGAAAAAGATAAAAATGACACCCTCTTTTTATTAGGAGAGACGGTTACAGCTCTCAAAAGAAAATATCCTATTGCTTTTATTATTTTAAGCCAATTAAATAGGAATATTGACAGTCCAGAAAGGAATGAAGATGGTAAGTATGGCAACTTTATATTAGGATCTGATATATTTGGTGCCGATGCCCTACTTCAGCATGCAGACACCTTGATAGGTCTTAATAGACCTGGCCAACAAAAATTAAAGTATTATGGTGTAGAACGATATATTATTGACACTAACCCTAATATTTTAGCAATGCATTTTATTAAGTGCAGGAACGGAGAGGGAGGTGTAGCCTTTTTTGATACTTATTTTGAAAATATGACTATTAAAGAAAGAGCTGCTCCTCCGAAGCATAGTAGAACATTAAGAGTATAAGAAGATGCAAGAACCGGATAAAAAAGAGAATCTTAAGAAATTAAGAGAATTTCACAAAGAAGTAATGGATTCCGTAGGTGTCAGTGAAATGATGCTTATAGGAAAATTGGCTTATCGGCCAAGTGGTAAACAAGATAAGTATGTTAGCTTTTTTCATAGTGAAATCAGCAAAGGACATGATGTATTTCTTGAATTTACCGATAGATATAATGTACCTGAAGATTTAGACAGAACATTATATCAGTGGAGGTTTAATCCTCATTTTGAAGAAGAATATGAGAAAATCGATGACACTTCTAAAAACAATGTCAGATATCTCATTCCTGTAGATGAATTTAAGGTTGTTAAAAGATACAGCCAAGAGGTTCTGATTAATGAACCCACATTAGTAAAGAAAGAAACAGTAAAACCAGAGACAGAAAAGGAAACTCCGATTGATGAGTTTTCATTATTAAATCCTGCAACCGATCCTCCTTTAAATGAGATGACAATTAGGGATTTAGCTGCTATCATGCTAAAAAAGCCTGTTAGTAATAAAGAATGGTTAAACAATATAATAACAAAAGCATGAGTGATGAAATGACAAAAGTAGAACCTGCTAAAAACAGTAGTGCAGCTTTCCTACAGACTTTGATTGATTCAAAGAAACTACCAGCCCATATTAAAACAGTAGAAGAAGCTTATACTATAGCTCAAATGGGTAAAGAATTAGGTTTTGCTACCATGCAAGCCTTTCATTACATCATCCCTATTCAAGGGAGATTGAGTTTAAGTGCTAAGGCTTTAGGTGCTCTATTAAGAAAAGGTGGTGTTAAATATACTACTACTGAAGATGGGATGTATGTTTATCCTGATGGTTCAACAGATTCTATAGCTCCTAGACCTGATGGAACTAAACCTATCGATAGGAGAACCACAATTGTATTTCACAGAGATGATATGATTGAGACATGTTCTTTCACATGGAAAGATGCTGAAGAACAAGGCTTAACTACCAAGGACAATTGGAAGAGAATGAAAAAAGAAATGCTTTTTGCAAGATGTTTATCTAAAGGTGCCAATAGAATTGGTCCTGATTTATTATTAGGATTATATACTGTTGAAGAAATGGTAGATACTTTCTTAAATGAAAATCAAGTAAAAAGAAATGAAGACGGTTCAGTATCGGAAGTTATTGATATCACAGCAACACAACAAAAATAATAACCTATAAAAAAATAAGAAGATGAGTGAAAAATTAAGTACAACAGACCTTAAAGTTGGTGGAGGTAATACACCTAAAACATTAGAACCAGGAAACCATTTATGTAAAATCAACAGTGTAAGCTTAGAAGAGTTTAAATTAAAACCAGGCTCTTATCATGTAATCTTACATTTAGAAGGTGAGGATATGGGTCCTGAATTTGAAGGATTTTTCCTTGATAAAGACAATGAAAGTTTAGGCCGCCATAAAGGCAAAGTTGCTAAGTTAAAACTTACACAATGGGCTTTTGCTGATGGTACAACTAAATCTGGTATTGCTGTTAGCCGTAACACAGAAATGTTAAAAGCTTTAAAGCAATTATGTATTAATTTAGGTTGTACAGATTGGTTACCTAAGCAAGAAGGTAAGCATGAAACTATTGAATCTTTCTATAAAGCATTTAATACTGAAGCTCCTTTCAAAAATGTATTTTACAATTTTTGTATTGCAGGTAAAGAATACACTAACAAAGGCGGTTTCCCTGCTTATGATTTGTTCTTACCTAAATACAGCAAAGATGGTATTTCTATTGAACAACAAGGTATTACACCAAGCAAACTTTTAAAGTTTAATGATACTATCCATGTTGAGAGAAAGAAAGCAGAAACAGTAAGCGAGTTTGGAAATACTCCTACTGCTGATGTAACTTCAGATAATACAGGTTCAGATTTAGTATCTAATAAAGATACTGATTTCAACCTTTAGTATTTAAAAATTAACCCTTAAAAGGGAGGCTAATCGGTCTCCCTTTTTTATTTTTTAAACTATGCTCAGTATTAGTTCAATTATAACGGATATTAATGAGATACCCCGAGAATGGGTATTTGAACATTATTTAAAATTAGATGTACGGTTAACAGGTCAGGATGTAAAGATTAAATCATTATTTAATCCTATTGATAAGAATCCTTCCATGTATATTTTCTTTTCAAGTAACAATACCTATAGGTATAAAGATTTTTCTACAGGTAAAACAGGTGATGCATTAGATCTGGTAAAAGAGATGTTCAAGTTGGGCACTCGCGGAGAAACTGCTCATAAAATAATTCAAGATTATAGTGCATTTATTAAGAATAATAAAGGCACTTATGATATTCAAGAGTTTAAGAAACGTAACAAGTTTAAGGTTACTGATTTTACAACTCGAGCTTGGACTAATCTTGATGAAAGATTTTGGACAAAATTCTTTATTGGTTCTAAAATATTAGATTTTTTTAATGTAGTTCCTTTAAATGATTACACTCTTCAAAAAGAAGAAGATGGTACAACTAGAGAACTTATCATTAAGGGTAATAATCTATATGGCTATTTTAGAAAGGATGGAGCCTTATACAAAATTTATAATCCTTACAGTAAGGAAAATAAATTTATAAAAGTGAAAGATTACATACAAGGTTCTGACCAATTAACTATGTCAGTTCCTTATTTAATTATATGTAGTTCATTAAAAGATGTGATGGCCTTTACAAAGCTGGGCTATAAAAATGCTGAAGCAGTAGCTCCAGATAGTGAAAACATTATCATCCCAGAGCATGTCATAACAGCTTATAAAATGAAATACAAAAACATTTGTACTTTATTTGATAATGATAAAGCTGGTAAAGAATCAATGCTGAAATATAAAAGCAAGTATGATTTGAACAGTGTTACTCTCGATCTATCAAAAGATTTGAGTGATTCATTAAGAGATTTTAAATTACACAAAACAAAAGAAGTGTTAACCCCTTTATTAAAACAAGCCTTACAATGAATGTACAAAAAATAACAGCCTTTAAATCTGAAGATGGTTATATCTGGGAAAAAGAAGCAGATGCAATAAATAATAATATTGATGATGCTATTAGAGCAAATTTAAATTGTGATTCTGATAGTATGTCAATAAGCTTAATTCAGTCTATTTTAGCTTGGTTTAAAAATCACCCTAAAGATATTAAGTATATCCAAGCTAATCTTAAAAATTTATCACCTGAACACTTCGGAGAAGAAGATTAAGAATAATGGATGAACTTCAAGATTGGTTAATGACTCTACCAAAGCAACCATTAACTGAAGAATTAAAAATAGAGATATTAAGTAGAGTTAATAAAACTATTGAAAAAGATTTAATAACAATGCTAAAAAATCTTACTAAAAAATGAGTTGGTTACATAAAGGGGTATTGTTCACAGATGAGCATATACCCGAAGGAGCAATAGGTTTTGTATATGAAATGACTACTATCATCAATGGTCATGGTTATTCTTACATAGGTAAGAAAAACTTTTATTCAAACACTAAAACTAAATTAGGTAAAAAGGCTGCTCCTACAGATAAAAGGCTCAAGAAATACAAAGTTGTAACTAAAACAGCTTATCAAAACTACTATAGTAGTAATGATGTATTAAAAAAAGCGTTTAAAGACGGAGTTCTTATTAAAAGAGAAATCTTAAAAATATGTTTTAGCAAAACTGAATTAACATATCAGGAAGTTAAGCATCAATTTGTAAGAGAAGTCTTAGAAAATGAGTTTTACTTAAATGGTAATATTTTAGGAAGATTTTACAAACAAAAACAAACTTAATAATGGATCAAGAAATAATAAACTATTTACTAAAGTTAAAAGACCAAAGTGTACAATTAATAAAATTAAGTTATAACGGAGTAGGAGATGAGGGTTGTATTGATACTGTTATTTATACTAAATCAGATTCTTTTGGTGAAGATGAAGATGAAAGTGAATTAGATAAGGTAGCTTTAGGTATATCTGATGATATTGAAAATAAATTTAAAGAATACTGTTCTGATAGTTTATTACTAAATATTGAAGATTGGTATAACAATGAAGGAGGCTATGGTCATATCATATTTAAGTTAGCTGATAATTCTTATACTATTGAAAATAACTGTTATCGACAAGAAGTTGATACATTTAATCATAAAGGAACTTTAAGTTTAGAAATGTAATTGTTTATTAGATTATTTAATTGTACATTTAACATGTATTTAATTATAATCTTATGAGCAAATTTAAAAAAGCATTAATTTTTACTTCAGGAGAAGTTTTAAAAACTAGAAAAGGTGCATTAACAGATTGGACATTTATCGAAGAAGCATATTCTAATTCTAACACAGGTCGTAGATATGTAAAAGCTAAATGTGTATGTGGTAAAGAAAAAATTATTTGTATTAACAATGTTAGATGTGGTAATAGTAACTGTTGTGGCTCATTTCCTTGTGGAAAAAAAATAAAAAAAAGTCGAGATGTTGAAGTAGGTTATAGATCTATTTTGTATGTATATAAGAAACATGCAAAAGAAAGAAATTTCATTTTTAATCTGGATTATGATTATTTTAAAGAACTTACTAAAGGAAATTGTCATTATTGTGGAATAGATCCTATTCAAGTTTATCAATTAAAAAATCGAATAACTGGTAAAATTAGGTCTGGAATTCCTATTAATTATAATGGTATTGACAGAGTTGATTCTACAAAAGGTTATATCATTGATAATGTAGTTACATGTTGTAAAATATGTAATAGAGCAAAAAGTAATTTATCTCTTACTGAATTTAAAGAATGGATAAACAAAATTTATTTAAAAACAATTAAAAAATACTAAAATGGCACACCCTGTAGAGCATGCAAAGTCAGCAGCAAAAAAATTCGGAGGTACATGGGAGGAGTATATAGCCATTGAGGAATGGTTTGATGAAACTAAGGCTTGGGTTGGTCATTCTATACACAGAATGTTTAGACATCACTCAGAAGGTATTTTTGAGTGTGAAAAAAGATTTGGTGTATATTTTACCAACTCGGTAGGAAGACGGGTATATACTCGATATATTGGTGAACAACATGTAAAAGAGGATTGTAATGGACACATCCCATCAGCCAAAGAATGGCTAGATAACATAACAGAAAAAAAGACACCATCATGGATGAAGATAACATTAAAGATCAAAGATTAACTCATGAAGAATATGATAATTTATTAAGTATGTTAAAATCCTCAAAAGAGGATCAATTAGTAGCCTTCAGCTGCATAAATACATATAAATTATTACTTAACACTATACCCTTTTTATTCTTAAGAAAAGAAAGCAATTTACCTACAGATTCTTGGACTACTCATTGTCCTTATTTAATGGATTATCAAAATAATCTATGTAAAGACTTAACAATGGGTTCTATATTAAATGTCATAAAAGATATGGATAAACGTGATCAAGAAGAAGATTTAAAATTCTTTTTTGAAAGGTTTAATAAATTTGTTAAAGATGGTTTGATGTCACATTTTCCTTTTATGAAAAACTATGATTTACAAATAATAAAAAAAACTAATGATTAACAAAAGTGAAGAATTAGCAAAAGCCAGCAAAGATTTGATATTAAAAGAACCTTTCTATGGAATATTTTTACTCATGCTTAATAAAGTATGGAATAAGAAAATTTCTACTGCCTGTGTTTCTAGAAATAGCATCAACTATCAGTTGACTTTAAATGAAGACTTCTGGCAAACTTTACTAGCTCCACAAAAAATGGGATTATTAAAGCATGAGTTATTGCATATAGCTTTCTTTCATCTTACCGATTATGATCATCTCACTAATAAAAAAATTGCTAATTTAGCAATGGATTGTGAGATTAATCAGTATATTGATGAAAAGAATCTTCCTCCTGGCCCAATTTTACCCTCTACATTTCCTGAATTAGAATTAGATTCAAAAGCTGGTACTAAATATTATTATGATAAATTAATGCAAGCCTCTAAAGATGGTAGTTGTCCTAATTTAGATAAAATGTTAGAAGCAATGGGAGCTGGTGAACCGACATGCGGTTTACCTGGAGAAGGAAATATAAATTTACCTGACCATAGTGGTTGGGAAGAATTTGAAAATCTTGATGAAGCAACTAAAAAACTCATAATTAGTCAAACTAAACATGTTTTAAAAGAAGTTGCTGATCAAGTAATAAAATCAAGAGGTACATTACCAGGAGAAATCAAAGAAATCATTGATAGGATTAATGTTTTAGAGCCTCCTAAATTTAATTGGAGAGCTTATGTTAGAAGATTTGTAGGTGGTTCCATCAAAACTTATACAAAGACTTCTAGACATAAACCTAACTTTAGATTTATTGAGAATCCTGGAATGAAGCATAAAGAAAAAAGACATGTTCTTGTTGCTGTAGATACTTCTGGATCAGTCAGTACTCCTGAATTAAAAGAGTTTCTAAATGAGATTCATCATATTCAGAAAACTGGTACAGAAATTACTATCATACAATGTGATAGTGCTATTCGGTCAATAGGAAAATTCAAACCTACTGAAGATTTTGAGATACACGGCAGAGGCGGGACTAATTTTTATCCTGTCACTGATTATTTTGACCAAAATTTCAGAAAGTATAATTGTCTTATTTACCTTACTGATGGAGAAGCTCCAGCACCAGATAAATGTAGAGGACCTGTATTATGGGTTATCTCTAGTGCCACAAAAAACATGAACCCCGATTTAAAAGGTTTACAAATACATCTTAACTTATAAAAAATGAGCCATAAAATTAGTTTAAACTCAGAAGAATTAAAAGAATTCTTAACATATATACATGCCAATAACAAAGTGTTATTAGAAAAAAAGCTCCCTGTACAAACAGTTAATGTTGAAGGTGAAGCTGGTGGAGGTAAGACTTCTACTATTTTACAATTATCTCAAGATTTAGGTTTAAAACTTATTAGAAAAAATTTAGCAGAACTCGAAGATGTATCGGATAAACAAAAGTTTTATTTGCATATGTAGAAGATATATAGTAATTTTGTAGTTAAAACTTAACTATAATATTATGAAAAATCTTTTTACAGAATTATCATCAAAAGAATTAAAAGAAAAATGTGGTGTATACAGGATAACTTGTAAACAACATTCATACATAGGAAGTAGTAAATCATTGTATAGTAGACTTAGAGAACATTGTATAGATTTAAGAAACGGTAATCATACTAATTCTTATTTACAAAGATGTTATAATAAACATACAAGTGATGAACTATTTTATCAGATAATAGAATTTTGTAACCCTGAAGAAAGAATTAGCAAAGAAGCTTACTATATTAAATTTTTAGAAGCTACAATGAATAATCAAAATCCAGTAACAAAAGAATTATCTGAAAAATCAAAGAATAAAATATCAAAATCTTTAAAAGAAAGTTACAAAAAAGGTTTACACAAAAGAGGTCCTGATAAGAAACCTGTTGAAATGTATAACCTTTATGGTAAATTTATTAAAGAATTTAAAACATGTGATGAAGCTGCTATTGAATTAGGGGTTTCTACACATCACATTCAAGTTACAGCTTCAAAATATTATGAAGGTAGAATATGTGGTTTAAATAGATTTAGATATAAAGATTCAAAAGTTCCTATTAAAACTTTTAATTTTGTAAGACCTCAAATAATAACATCTTATTTTGATTTTTATATAGTAACTCAAGAAGGAGTAGAAACTCCTATTAAAAGAGGTATTAAAAACATTAATCAAATATTAGTAGATGAATTATTAAAAGGTAACACTACAATGATGATAAAAGCAAAACCAACTAAGTCCGATTAAAATCCTGTGAATTGCTGGAAAAGCATAGAAATATGTCAATCAGCAGCCAAGCCTCTCAGTAATGAGTTGAAGGTTCAACGACTAGTGTATGGAGTCCTAATATTAAGTTAAGGACAGTAAAACACCACGAGCTCAGGACACTTAGAAATAAGTGATGATATAGTCTGAACTGCAAATATAAATAGACTAAATTGCAGAGTATAAGGATAAAGAGCCTTATAGATAACAAATGTTAGTAGGATACCCCTGTAAAGAACATGAGATGGTTTCTAATAAAGATGGTAGTAAACGCTGGGTTGTTGAAGGAGCTATCCCTCAATATATCCAAGGAGGTTTTAAACCCACAGGTGAACTTAGAATGGTTCATGCTACACCCGATTGGATTCAAGGTGAAGATAAACCCGTATTGTTATTATTAGATGATTATTCAAGAGCTTCAGAGAAGTTTATTCAAGCTACTATGACATTGATTGAGACTCAATGTTATAATGGTTGGTGCTTACCTGTAGGTTCATTTATTGTATTAACTTCTAATCCTGATAATGGTAAGTATTCTGTATCGGCATTAGATTCAGCTCAAAGAACTCGTGTTATTAATGTGAATTATAAATACGATAATGATGTATGGGCTAGACATTCAGAGAAAACAGGTATTGATGGTCGTTGTATCAACTTTATGTTATTACACCCTGAAGTAATGGAAGCTGAAGATATTAATGCAAGAACTGTAACAATGTTCTTTAACTCATTAATGTCTATTAAAGATTTCTCTGAGAAATTATCATTGATTCAGCAATTAGGTGAAAGTACTACTAATGCAGAATTTAGTACACTTTTTACTACATTTATTGCTAATAAATTAGATAAGTTAATCACTCCTCGCGATATCTTATTGATGACTGATGAAAAGAAAGTTACAGAAAGATTAATTGATTGTACAGGTATAGTAACAGATTCAGATTATAGAGCTGATATTGCTGCTGTATTAGCAACTCGTTTAATCAACTTTACTATGCAGTATGCTGAAGAGAATCCTGTAACACCTGCCGTTATTGATAGATTAATTTATTTAATAACTACTAATATTTTTCCTAACGATTTAACTTATATGATTGTTAAGAAAATTTTAAACAGTAACAAGCAAAAGTTTCAAAAATTGATGCTTAACCAAGAGGTGGTTAAGATTGCCATGAAATAATTAATACCCTATGAGTACTAAACAATCTAAAGATATAGCTTCCTCTTCGGAGGAGGCTATCATCTTAACTGAAGAAACATATAATAATTTAAGATTGATGTTTAAAAGCGAAGACAAAGCTGATCAACATGTTGCTCAAGAACTTTTATTAAAATGTGATACTTCTAAGTCCATATATTTTATTTGGCTATTAGCCCGTGAAAGACAAATTTCAAATAGATTAGTAAATCTAAGAACCAAAAAAGGAAGAGATTTTAGAGATAATACTCGATTATTTCATATATCAACTAAAAGTGAAATAATGTTTATGGAATTTTTAGCACATGAAGATTTGCTAACTCCAGAAATTTTTCAAAAGTTTGAGATAAAATGTATTCAATCATTAAAAGGAAGATTTCAAAATACTTTTTATGATGTATCAATATTAATTAAACCTAGATATGCTCATTTAGTTGAGAATGCACACACAATACCTTTAACCAATTTCACATGAAAACATATATAGTAATTGATAATATTGCTACTGGAGAATACCATGAGCAAGTAATAGGGTCTTTAGAAGATTTTTCAAAAGATGTCAAAATTAAAAAAAATTATACACCTAAAAAAGATGATAAAACTTTTATCTTTCCTGGATGTAATATACCTCGGTTTAAGTATAAACAATTTTGTGAAAGAGAAAATATCAGCTTAGTTAAATACAAAGAAAGAGCTAATGTTCATTTTATGAACGATGATTGTGTTTTAAATTTATTGTATAATTATGATACAGATTATAGACTTATTGATAGTTCTGCATTTATTGATTATTTAAACCATATACTTTCTTTAACACATAATGAGGGTGGATATTTAAAAGAATTAAGAGAAGCTATCAGGAACACTAATAATGATTGTGTGTTATACCAAAGAGTTAAGTATGAACAAGTAAGATATGTAAATGCGGCAAGACCTTATGGTATAACTTACAAAGGTTTTAAATTTTTATATACTTTTAAACAAGATTATATCGAGGATGAAGAAAATGTATGGTATGCTCAAGATTTATACTCTTTAAAAGAAGATTATATTGAGAGTTTTGAGGCTATTAAAAAGTATAACATTTATCATGAAGATTCTATTTTAGGTCAGATAAATTCTGAATTAACTATGGATGAAGAATTGTTTGAGGGTGCGGTTAATCTTATACAAAATGATGAAGTTAGTAATCATAAATTACTGATGGAATCTATGTGTAATTTTAACTTTAGAGCTTCAGCTCCCTACCTATTATGGTTAACACATCTTGGTGCTTCTAAAATGTATAATAGTGGTATGAAAGACAATATTAACTTTAAAAGTTTCTTATCTTATTTTAATATTGATTTAACTAAGCATGCCCGAAGAGGTAAACATGTTAAGTATAAACTTGATGATGTTATTAAAAGTTTAAATCATGTTGGTTTATTAACTACACATAACTTTGGTATTATTGAGAAGCTTTTATTAGCTGATGTTAATGATTCTTTAGATAATATTAAAGGTTGTCATTATATAGAAGGAGTAGTTATTGATGATAAAACTTTTACTAAAAGTATAGTTAATACTTTAACTTTGAATAGGTTAATTCAGGAAAATGAAGAAGCTTTATTAAATCCTATTATTGAAGAAGAACCTATAATTGAACAAGTCCTTGCCGTAGAGAAACAACAACCCCTAAATAATATGGAAAACACGCCCAAGACAGCACAAGAGCTAGAACAAGAGTTTTATGCCAAACCATTTTTAATGAGCTATTCTGGCTTAAACAAGCTATTATACTCACCGAAAATGTTCTACAATCATTATATCCTTAAACAAAGAGAGGATAGAACTGATTCACACTTAATTGATGGAAAAGTTATTCACAGTTTATTATTAAATGATGGTTCATTTGATGAGAATTTTATACTTTTACCAGCAAGTTTACCTTCTGACAATACCAGAAAGATCATTGATAAAGTTAATGAACACTTCAGTACACTTTCAGAAGAAGAACAAACAAAGGATGATGCATTATTGCTAGGAACATATTCCGATATCATCTTAAAGTTACTCAAAGAGATCAACCTACACCAGTCACTCAAAACAGATGAACAGCGATTAGCTAAGATCATCACAGAAGAAACTATTACTTATTTTCAGTTTTTAAGAATCAAAGGTCGTAGAGACATTATTGATACTGAAACCTTGAAAAGATGTAATGAATCAATAGACTTTTTAAAAGCAGACTCTAGAGTTTGTGATTTACTAGGTCTTTATAAATCAGAGACGGAAAATACAGATGTGTTTAATGAAATTGAACTGTCTTCAGATGTAGTAGGAATAGACAAAATAGGTCTTAAAGGTTTTGCAGATAATATAAAAATCGATCATGATAATAAAACTATCTTCATTAATGACTTAAAAACAACAGGAAAAACCATTAGTGATTTTTCAGAAACTGTTAAATTCTACAACTACCACATTCAGGCAGCTATTTACACTAGACTTGTCAAAGAAGTATATAAACATATTATTACTCCTGAATGGTCCGTTATCTTTAACTTCATTGTTATTGATAAGTACAATCAAGTATATGCTTTTGAAGTAAGCACTACAAGTTTAGCAACTTGGGATGAAGAGCTACAAAGGAAATTGATTGAAGCTGATTGGCATTATAAGAATAATAATTACAATTTACCATACTCCTTTGCAACAGGTTTAGTAATGTTGTAAAAATTATTATTATATGGCCATAACCGGATTGTACAGAAACTATTTCCAAAAAAGTAGGATATTTTTATATCCTCTATTGGAAATTAAGAGGGGTGTATCAAGCACTCCTATCGAAACATATTTATGCTGGGATAATCAGTTTAGTTTCGAGGACAGAAAATTAATCTGTCATTATTATCTAAGAACTGATGCTGAATTTGCAATATTTGAAAAACAACACTTATTTAACAACAAATTGTTTTTTGATTTTAAGCCAATCAGTAATACAGAAGGTATTTACATTTTTGATTTATCTAAGAACGCGAGTGATTATGATAAAATTATAGAAGGTAAATATTCAAAATTAAGTGAAGAACATAAAAAGAAAATCATTGCTTTTTATGGAAAATATGATTCTAACTTTGCTTATATTGAAAGCTTCTTATATCCTAAAAAATATATGAACATGTATTCTGAAATGCTTAATGTAAAACTATCAGTCTTAAAACACACTGGAGAACTATGTTCTTCTATTGACACAGAGAAGGAAACCTTAAAACTATGTCTCCAAAATTTGGAGGTTAACAGTAAATTAATTTAATTTGTAACCTAAAACCTAAAATATGAGTAATTTAAAAACAATGTTATTGGTAACTGTACCATACACACCTACTGAAAATAGTTTCAGAATGATTCCAGCTACTAAAGATTGTCCCTATGTAGACGTTGTTTACTGGAAAGATAAAAAAGTATTGGAGATAACTTCAATTATTAAAAGAAGTGAGTATGCAATGTTTGCTAAGTTAGATGATAACGGAGATGCAGAACCAAGAAAATCAGCAAAGACTTTAGAGGATGGTCAAAAGATCACTCATAAACAAGAAAGACGTATTGCTGAAGTAAATACTAAGTATTATATCATCAATAAAGATGAGATTGATGCTTTTGTTGCTCAAGTAGCTATCAATTCTGATACTGTTGATTACAAGCAGTATTTAAATGATACTAACTTGGTAAAAGGTAATGCTCCTATGGAGATTATCAAACCTTAGTTCTCAAACCATGGCGGTTAAGGGAGTAGAGAAATCTGCTCCCTTTTTTTATCTAACTTAAAGGGGAAACAGCTGAACTGAATACCATGTAATGGTTAAAACAAATTATGTGATGGACTGGGAGACTCTTATAGACTGTACAGTTCTCGTAGTAGAGGATTACAAAACCACTGACCAAAAAGTATTTAGTATTGGTCATATCAGAAATGACATTGATGAACTACTTACTTTTTTAAGATTCAACAAAGAACACAATGAATGGCATGTATCCTTTAATGGATTATCATTTGACTCTCAAATAACAGAGTACATTTTAAGAAATGCTAAAAAATTAGCCTTTATGAAAGGCCCTGATATAGCAGCTTTAGTTTATGCTAAAGCTCAAGATATCATTCACAGACAAAACAATAAAGAATTTTCAGAGTTTAGTGAGAAAGATTTATCTATTAAACAGATAGATGTTTTTAAATTAAATCACTGGGATAATCCAGCAAAAAGATCCAGTTTAAAATGGATACAATATTCTATGGATTGGTATAATTTACAAGATATGCCAATTCATCACACAACTAGTATTACAACAGAAGAACAGCTTGATATCATTATCGAGTATTGTAAAAATGATGTAAGGTCTACTAAACAAATTATGAATCTGAGTAAAGAACAGATTAATTTAAGAAAAACATTAACACAAGAATATAAGATACCATTATTTAATGCTTCAGAACCAAGAATATCTAAAGAATTATTTTTGATGTTCTTAAGTGAAGAGATGCATGTTAGTAAGTATGAATTGAGAAACTCGAGAACTCTTCGAGATATGATTCATATAAAAGATATCATATTACCTTATACAAAGTTTAAAACAGAAACTTTTAAAAGCTTGTATGAAAACTTTTATAATTTATCTATTAATGCTGCAAATACTAAAGGTGGTTTCAAGTATTCTTTAAAATATAAAGGTGTAAAAACTGATTTTGGTTTAGGTGGTGTACATGGATGTATCAAGAGTGGTATATACGAGAGTACTCCTACTAGAATTATCATGACTTCAGACGTAAAATAACAACTGCGTCTTAATCTCATGAATTGCTGGAAACCTTATTGCAGTCGGCAAGGGCAATCAGCAGCCAAGCTAAGAGTATACTCTTAGAAGGTTCAGAGACTACCTGAGCAATAAAATTTGCTTAATAACAGGAAGTAGTTAGGGTTAGTAACCTAATGAAAAAGCGTGGGACAGTTCTTTGACATTTAAAATAAGATATTATCCTAAATAATTAGGATAATAAGTTATTAATTTGTAATATTGTAAAAAATTACAATATGAAACTTTATAGATCTAGAGATTATAAAAAAGCAGGTATTTACTGTATAAAAAATTTAGTAAATAATAAAATATATGTAGGAAAAGCTATAAATATATATGGCCGAATAACACAACATATTAACTACTTAAATAATAAATCTTTAAATGAAAATAGATATTTAATTAATTCTTGGCATAAATACGGAAGAGATAATTTTTCATATTATGTATTAGAATACTTAGAAAAAGATGAAAATCTTTTAAAAGAAAGAGAATTATATTGGTTTAATACCCTTAATTGTACAGATAGAAATATTGGTTATAATTTAAGAATAGACACATCTACTAATTGTATTGTTTTAGAAGAAACAAAAAAATTACAATCAATTAATAGATTAAAAAAATATAAAGATGATCCTTCTTTAGGTATAAATATTGGAATCAGAACTAGTAAATTTTGGAAAGATAACCCCCAAAAAAAATTAGAAATGTCTATAACATTAAAGTTAATAAAACAGAAATATGATTTTTTACAATTAAATGAAGATAATTCATTAGTTAAAAGATATAACACTGTTGAACAAATAATACAAGAAAATCCTACTTTTAAATGGCAAAATATTTATAGTGTATGTAATGGTTATAAAAAACGTATGTATGGCTATAAATGGAAAAAAGAATTGAAGATATAGTCCGATACTCTTAGTAATAAGAGATTAACAAAACTGGGTAAGTTACTATCCTAATTTAGCTATTAGAAATAAATGGTCTCCAGCACATATACCAAAAGAAATTTTCTGTAGACTGTATGAGTGGTTCTTCGAAGAAAGAAAGAAGATACCAAAAAGCAATCCTAAAAATTATGTATTCAAGATTATATTAAATTCAACTTATGGTTTAAGTAATGATGCCAATAGTTTCTTATATGATCCTGAATTTACAATGAGGATTACAATGAATGGTCAATTATCATTGATGATGTTATATGAACTATTAGCAGAATCTATTCCTGATTGTCAACCATTGATGCAAAATACAGATGGTCTTGAGATGATTATTCCTGCTGACTATAAAGAGATTTACTTAGAACTTTGTAGAGAATGGGAAGCAATTACTCAATTACAATTAGAGCATGACCAATACAGTAAAATGGTTATTGGTGATGTGAATAATTATATCGCGGTCAATACAGCTGGAAAAGCAAAATGTAAAGGTAGATTTGAGTATAAGGATTTAGCTCTTCATAAAAACAAAAGCTTCTTAATTATACCTAAAGCTGTTAGTGCATTCTTTATTGATAATATTTTACCTGAACAATTCCTTCAAGATAACAGAAATATTTTTGATTATTGTGGAGGAGTAAAGATTAAAGGTGATTGGGATTTTCAAGAAATTGCTGTAATACAAAGAAGGCCTGCAAAATATAATAATTATACTAAACAACAAAAGTATGATTTTTTAAAAGCTAACGGTTGGGAACAATCATGGGATAATGATAACTGGGTAAGGTCTGATGCAGCTAATAAAGAAGCTAATACAGGTATAGATACTGATCATGCTTTTAATTATGTAACAGGTAAAGAAGCTACAATTGAAAGAAACACTTTACAAAAAACATTAAGATATTATATTTCTAACAAAGGCTCTAAAGTATTCAAGGTTAATAAAACAGATAAGAGAGAAATACAAATTGAATCCGGTAAATGGATGCAAACAATATTTAATCTTCATGTAGAAAAACCTTGGGAAGAATATGATATCAATGAGTCTTATTATCTTGATAAAATTTATAAAGAAATCCATAACATTTGTCCTCCTAAAAAACAATTAGATTTATTTGCAGATGAGTGATGATAAAACAAAACCTGAAGAAAGTATAACACCTTCTGAAGAAAAAAAAGTAATAAAGCCAGGCACACAACTGGATTTATTGGACTTAATCAAAGAGATTGAGGAAGAAAAGAAATAATAAAAATTTTAAAAATGAGTGATGTATATAAAATAATTAAATTAAAAGATAATCATGTTCTTAAGATAGAACATGACTCTTTTACCGATAGCCCTCGGGAATGGGATAATTTAGGTACTGTAATTGTCTTTCATAAGAATTATGATTTTGGAGATGCAACAAATTTAAATTCAAGCATGTTTGAAGGATGGTGTGGATTAAAAGACCATTTAGTAAATGAATTAAATGCTAAGATTTGTTTACCAATTTACATGTATGATCATAGTGGTATCACAATTAGTACAAGCCCGTTTAGTTGTAAATGGGATTCTGGACAAGTTGGTTATATTTATGTAACAAATACACGTATCATAGAAGAATATGGAGATGATTCAGAAGATTCTATTAAAAATGCTACAAGTGTTCTAGAAGGAGAAATAAAAACTTTGGACCAATACCTTACAGGTGATGTATATTCATTTACCTTAGTTAAAGAAATTACTTGTGATTTAGGTCATACACATGAAGAAGTTATTGATTCTTGTGGCGGCTTCTACGGAAGTGATGAGAAAACTAACGGTATTATGGATAACATTGATAAAAAACTATTAATTGAAGAATAAATGAGTTTAAGACAAAGAATACTAGACATATTCAAAGTTGAAGGTAAAAAGATGAGCATGCAGGAGCTTTATAAAGAATAATATGAGTAATACAAGACACATATGGGAAGGATGGACAGTCCAAGATTTTATTGATGCCCTTGAGTGGGCTTTTACTAATAAAAAGTTCAAAACTAAAGAAGAAGTAAAAGAATGGTGTAAATCTGAACAGCCTTATTACAAGAAACACATACCAGAAGTATGTAAATATTTTACTAAAAAAGCAGGATTATGAGTATAGTATTAAAAAGTTTCTATCAATATGAAGTTCCCTGGGTGTTAGACAAATCAGATATGCGTATTATAAATTATAATCATGGTGTAATATCAAAATCTGAAATTGTAAAAAAACTTTGGGATAAAGCTTCTAAAAAATAAAAAATTATGAGCAAAACAAATTATTATGAGTATAGGAACCCTAATGTAGGAACAAGATTTTTTAAAGTAAAAGAAGGTCAACCTGTTCTACAAATAGTGGATAGTACTCAAAAGAAAAAAGGAAGAGCTTACCAATTAGGTGTAAATTATATGACTTATATTACTTTTATTAGTAGCTGGGGATGGAAAAAGGATGAATCAAGATTTATCAAGCCTATTAAAAAAGAAGTTTTTGAGAAAGTATTAACCAAAATGATTAAAAAATTCATAAAATGAGCACTTTAAATTTAATAGTAATTCATATAGGTTTTGCTTTATGGTTCTTTGTAGGGTATAAACTTGGTAAAAAATCTAAATAATATGAGTAAAATTTGGAATACTCCTATGCACACCCCTTTAAAGTCTAGCCGATTGGTAAGAAGAGTCATTCTTGATGAAGACTTACCCGCTGGCTGGCCTGTAAAGTGGGGTGGAAAATATGATATACCTATAAATGGTGTATTAGTTCCAACAGGTCTTACATCTTTAGACTGGACTGGTCAAATGTGGAAAGATTTTATATTAAAAAACTCTTTAAAATAAATTTGCTATACACCACCCCCATTTTGTATATTTGTATATGGAAAAATTATTAATATCAGAAGAAGATTTATTATTAGTATCTGACTATAGAATTCATTATGAAAAAACAAATGGTTATTACAGATTGTATAAAAAGGGTAAATGGATTTATTTACATAGATTTCTTTTAAATGCTAAACCTGGTGAAATTGTAGATCATATTGATAGAAATAAACATAATCATCTTAGAAGTAATTTAAGAATTGTAAGTAAAAGTTTAAACTGTTACAACAAAACAGTAATAAACAAAAATGGTAGAGGAATTTATTATGACAAGTCTGGAAATAGATGGCGAGCTTGTATAAGTTTTAAAAATAAAAATTTAAAATTAGGTTCTTTTAAAGATATTATATTAGCTAAAAAAGCTTATAATTTAAAAGCTTTAGAAATTTACGGCAAAGATGCTGAATTGCATATCATATAGATATTAGCAATGAATGGTAAACTTATTCCTACAGGGTTAACCAGTCTAGATTGGACAGGTAATCAATGGAAGGACTTTATTAACAAACATAAACAAGATGAAGGGAATAATTAATAATTAATATTTATAAATGGAAAATCAACTTAAACAAGTAAAAAAATTTAGAGATGTATTTAATCTTGGAGTTAACACAACTCCTACATTATTAACAGATAAAAAACATAATCTTCATTATAATCTTTTATTAGAAGAACTTAATGAATATAAAGAAGCTGTTGAAAATAATGATGTAGTAGAGGTTGCAGATGCTTTAGGTGATATTTTATATTTAGCTTTTGGAGCAGTTCTTGAACATGGTATGCAACATATTATTACAGATGTATTTGCAGAAATACATGAGAGCAACATGAGTAAATTAGATGCTAATGGTGATCCAATCTTTAGAGAAGATGGGAAAATCATGAAAGGCCCTAATCACTTTAAACCAAACATTGCTCAATTTCTTATTGAAGATTAAACAAAAAAGCCATTCCTTCGGGAGTGGCTTTCTTTTTTTATTGTCTTCCAAAGCTATCAAAAGATTGTAATCCTTTTACTGGGTCTACTTGACTACCAGAGAATCCTAACATAGAACCTAAATGGTTCCATATTTTAGCTGAACCTTCATCTTGCCAAGCATAAGGTCCTGTATCTCGTTTATAGAATAAGCTGTCATCTTCTCCAGGTAAAGCATGCTTTGTAAGATCCGTAAGAATTTTAGTATAAGCTGTAATAGTTGGACCAAAAGCTAATGAAGTTGTGCTTGTAAAATCTAAGTAATTCTTTAAACCAACTGTTGGTAATGGAATAAAACTTTGATTTTCTGCCTGTGTTTTAAGTAACAAAGTCAAAGCATGATTAGATAACCATCCAGCTAATTGGAAATCATCGGCTCCTAAAGCTCCAGACTTAGCTCTAAGCTTCTCAAATCTATCTTCATCATCATCATCAAATCCAAAAAGAAGTGCAGCTGCAGCTGAGATAATGAAGATTTGAGCTACATCGGCTAATACTTTCATCATTGCCTGTTTCTCTTTAGGAGACATATATGGTATTGACTTACCTAAAGTAATCAGAGTTTGTCCTACAGCCTTAACAGCATCCATATAATAACCTGTTCTTACCTCATCTAAAGCAAAGTTTGCTCTCTTACTACCAAATCGGTACATGAACATTGAAGTAAAGTATCTTCTCATGAAGGCAAATAATCTATAAGCAAAGTACTGTTGAGCTTGAGGGTGTTCAAACTTAGCAAAGGCACCGTTTAAGTCCTTGAATTTCTCATGTACCGAGTTTTGCATACTTAAAAACTCAGAACCTAATGTTGGAATACCCTTTTCATCATAAGAAATACCATATTTAGGATCAATGCCTGGCTTTAATGTTAATTGCTTTTTATCATTTAATTCAAAAGCATCAGCATAAGCTATTTGAATTTCTCGGCCATCAACAGTTTGTTCAATTTTTTTATGATACATCATAGAATAAAACACCTGTAAAGCACCTTGCATCTCCATGTATTTACGCGGGCTATAAGTCCAGCTTAAACTGGCTAAATCTCCCGCAAAAGTTCTTGAATAATTTCTTGAGATTACATCTTCAGTTTTACCTTGAGTAGGATCCCACATCATTATCATTTGAGTATTCAAAGTATCAAGTTTACCACCCCATACTTTAGTGCTCCACTCTGGCATAATTTCAAAGTTAACTTTGGCACGAGCTTTTGCTAAGGCAATCGGGTCAGTTCTATCTCCACCAATGGCTTCAATGTTACTTTGCCACATCATACCCCAGTAATTTTTAATAGCTGAAGGTAAGTTTAAGGCAAAATAGTTTATGGCGGCAGCTCCTGTAATGGAGTTTGTCACTTTATTAACCCAATCAAGATTTCTTTCAGAGAACATTTCACCTTTGAATTCTCGGTTGTAGAGAGCTCTGAATGCAGCAGTTCTTACTGTCTCATTTTTGTTACCAGATAAAGCTTTTAAAGAATCAGTCATTGAGAACTGTTTTTCCTTTAAAGCATTGATTTTTAAAATCCCCTGGTCCGTATCTTCCAATGTAGAAAGCATAGCTTTAGCCATTGGATTAATCTCTGTAAACACTTTTTGTCTTTCAGCTTGCAACATATAGAAGTTGAAAGAGCTCATTAAGTCATAAGAAACTTCCTCAATAGGAATCTTAGCCATACCCTTCATAGGAATGCGGTCCATAACTGGGTCAATGATACCATCTTTAGCAATGATAAGCTCCTCACGGTCTCTTAACTCATCAGCATTAACTAAGCCTTCATCAGCATCACTTATTTCTCGCGATAAAGCATTAGCTTCTTCAGTAGTTTTTCCTGATAAAGTAGCCATGGCTCCAGCTTTAACATTTTTAAGCCAGTTTGACCATCTCCTAGTGAGCTGACCAGTTTGTGCAGCCTCTAAGTGTTGTTTGATTCTAACTCTTGGAATATCTAAATACAGCTTATCAATACCTTCAAGGCCCACCTGGTTATCGATATGATAATTGGTAATAGTTTCTAATAAGTGTTTTTTATCAGCATTTTGAATTACATTATAGTACTCCTCATTGATGTAAGATTTTACAACTTCTTGACCGTTCTCATCTTTAATCTTAATGCTTGTTGGAACAGCCAACTGTGCAGCTTGTTCTTTAGTTAAAGGTAGGTAGTTACCCTTATTATCAATCACTTTACCTACATAGTTCTTTACTCTTTCTTCCTCACTTAAGCCAAATGGTACAGTTCTATACTCATTTTTAACTCTGAAATAGAAATATTTGGCATTAGGAACACCGTCAAATTTTAAAATATTACCATTAATATTTATTCTACCTGTAATATAATACTGAGGATTGTCTGGGTTATCTATGGGTTTTGCAACACTATAAGCATTTAATCTCTTATAATTATAATCATCTTCTCCTTTTTTATTCTTATAAAACACCATTATATGTGTTTTATTAAACCAGTTTCGAAATTCTTTACTTTTGTTTAATAAATTTTCAATATATACTTTTTCAGAACTAAAATCACCAGCCTCACTAGTAGATAACGGGTCTAAACCCATTTTAATTAATTCATTATTTAATTCTTCTACATAATAACTAGTAGGTTCTTTATATTGAATTTCACCTAATTCTTTAAGTGCACTTTTAAATAAAACTTTAGCTCTTTTTTCTGCATCAGTTAAAGTATTTGGGTCTGCTGGATCATACTTTTCATTATAAATTAATTCTTCAATGTATGATTGCAATTGATGTACTTCAGCAAGCTTTTCTTCTTTTTTAACAGGACCTAAAGAATCTAACAATGACGGATCAAATTGACCATTACTATCTTTGAATCCTAATAAGATTGAAGTCATTTTAGCATATAAATTACCTAAATTCTCATCAGCAGGAAGATCCTTAGATAATTCAGCTAATTTATCATATACGGAATTAACCTTATCATAATAAGCTTGGGTATATCGTACAGTAGTATTTTGTGCAATCCAATCTTTCATGATAGCATTAAACTCAGGAGTTAAACTACCATCACTATTATATAACTGCATTCCAGCATATTTAGGATTGTTTGCTACTAATTGAGCAAAGCCTTCAGCAGCTCTTTGCAAAGCACCTTTTCTTTCAATAGACTCGTAATATTTACCTGTTCTCTTACGGTGTTCTATTAAAGCTGTAGCAATATCTTGGTCTTCCTTACTTTTTAATACATTATCATCATTGTATAATGAGAATAATCTTTTTCTCTCATTTAAAAGAGTAGTTAAAATATCATAGTTCTCAAAAAACTCAAGCTCTCCTGTATTCTCAACCTTGTGTTCTGCAATTTGATTATCTACTTTCTTTAAAGCATCATAAGCTTTAGGATTTTCTTTCTTTAATTGCTCGCGGTCTTTGTAATATTGAGGAGTATATTCTCTATTGAACAATTGTTCTATTTGTTCTTTCTCTTCATAAGCAGCTTTAACTGCAGCTTCATCTCCAGATTGACGGGCTTTGTCGATTTTATCCTTCATTTTAGCTGAGTCATATCTCCAGTTTTTAACAGGAGCCATAAGAGATATTACCTCTTCAGCAATTAAATTACCATTTTCATCTCGGCCTGGTTTAGTATCAATCATGGTAAAACCATTATCTTTCCAATCAGATTGATGATTTACACCATTTATACCAAGATTTTTTCTAGCTTCTTCTGTATTCTTTGCAAAATTATCAGCTTTGATAAAAGCTCTGCTAGTAATTTGAGATATGTGTTTCTTTAAATACAAAGCAAAGGTAGCAATGATTGGATCTGGGTCACTAGTATAACTAATAAACATAGTACTCCACCAGTTAGCATCTCCTAATTTTCCCCCATACAATGCTTCAACTTTCTCTTTAGTGAAGTTGTATTTCTCCTTATCGGCTCTTAATTGAGCCAATTTTTTTTGCTTGTAAGCTTCATTACCTTTTGTATTAGTTACTCTTTCTATCTCAGCATCAATATCTTTTACTACTTTCTCACTGAAAGATTTAAGTAAATCAGTTGTAGCTGTAACAGATGTAACTTTTTGAATTTCTTTAATGGTTTTTACACCATCATCAACCAATACATCTAATCTAGAAACATATCCATATAGGAAACTTCCTCTATCAATACCTGATTTAATTAAGTTTTTCTCGGTTTCTTTAATGAAGCTTAACCAGCTCTTTAGGAGTCTGTCAAAATTTTCAGCATCTAAAACCTTTTCTTCAATTGGAGCTTCACTTTTGTAAAGTTTATTCAAGTACTCATTACTCTTTAAAAGCAATGCCTCTAAAGTAAATAAAGAATTTACTACATGTAATGCTTTGTGTTTTTCAGACAGGTCTTCTAATTTTTTTGCTAGTTCAGGATTATCTTTTCTGAAGAATTGCATATAACCTGACATCTCAGTTAAGAATGGTCCAGATTCTGGATCAGCTAATTCTTTTTTAATATTAGCATATCCTTTCTTACTATTGATTTCATTTAATTGAGCTTTTACTGTTTTAACAATAGGTTGAATCAACTCATCTAGTCTTTCTTCAATCTTAACTTTATTAGGATTTCTGTTAACTGTATCCAATAATTCTTTAACAGCTCTTTCTTGATCGGTAGTGTATATATTTATTTCTTCAGGAGTAACTGCTTTATCAGCTTTTAATGCAAATAATCTACCAATATCACTTAAAGTTGATAATGGAGTAAGCATTGTATCTTTTTTAGATAAGCTACCTGTTTTAAATTCAACTCTTAAAGTTGTTTTAAAATTACTCATCATATTAGATACAGCTTTTGTGAAAGGTTCACTTAAATTTAAAGCATTAGCTGGGTCATAATTTATTAATCGAGTATTATCAGCTTCTATTTTAAGAGATTCAAGTAATACTTTCTCTCTAAAAATATGAAAAGCCTCATTAGTCATCTCCGGATAACGGTCATGAATAGTACTGATAGCTTTAATACCTTCAGGAGTAGCTGCAATAGACTCATAAATTTTATTAAACTCTTTTATGTTATCTTTTTTCAACAACATTACTAAAGGGTAAGCCAGTTTATGAAACTCTGTATTGATGTTAATTTTGTCCTGCACATAATATACAGTACTATTACCGGCTTTATCTGTGGCTCCTATGATAGCTTCTCCCTTATATGGAGTATTGCTACCTTGTTTTATAATCTCAGCCTCAGCAGCTGTAATTATGGAAAACTGAATATTATACTTTGGTGTAACAAACTTATTGGCAAACTTTTTAATAAGGTCCATTGTTACCAATTTGTTGTGAATATCAGCTACTTCAATCTCAGTTTTAACACCTAATGGAGTAACTTCCTCGGCTAAATCAGTAAGAGTTGTTACACGGTTTTGTTCTTTAACTTCAGCTTCAGGCGTTCTTTTTACAGTATCTCCTTCAAAAAGGTTATCCAAGAATCCTTTACTTTGTAACCAATCTTTGTATAAAGGGTCATTGAACATAGGTTCAAAGGCTGAATCAATCATATCAAACAGTGTAGTGTTTTGATTAAAGGTTGATTTCACATACTTAGATATGTTCTCATTTAGCAAACGAGCAGCTGTAACTCTGTTTTCTTCAGCATATAAATAAAAAGCAGCCTTTACAGGCTCTAACATTTCTTCTGTAGTAGAATCTAACCATATTTTATACGCGTTGTCTTCTCCTAATGCAGTTTCTAATGCTACCCAATCAGGGCTTGTTTTTATTGGACATGAACCTTTCATATTAACATTCTTCTTTTTTATTATTTACATCTTGGTCTGTACTGAACTGAGTTCTGTTTATGATATCTAAAGGACTAGCATCTGGTGTAGAACCTGGATTATCATAACCAAAACTATCTTTAAGTTTAGTATTCAAATATAGCAATAATTCATCTTGTAAAGAAGATGTTATTTGATTAGGGTTTTCCACTACTTCAAATTCTATAGCATAAGGATATTGGCCAACATTTTTATCAGTTACAGCTTTTTCCCAACCTTCTTTTTCCCAAGTTTGGTCTTGATATTCTTGTGTAAAAGGTGTAACTTTTGTAATTTTAGTATATACTTGTACTCCTGTTTTATCAGTCATTCTTATAACTTGACCAACAAGATCAGATATTTTAGATAAACCGTAATCTTTAATCATTCTTTGTATATCTGTATTAGCTCTAGTGGTTCTAGTTCTATCTCCTGATATAATAAGTTCCATAGTAGATTTACCTTTGAATTTATCTTGCATTTTTCTACCACCTACACCATCTGCAAAATTTTGTTCTATAGCAGTTAATTTATCTGCTTTATTAAAGTCAGTACTTATAACTAAATTCTGACCATAACCATTAGAATTTAAGTAAATTGATACACCAGATCCTATAATCTCAGCAATTTTAGTATCTAATTTAGATTTGGCATTGTTTAAAGCTTCAGTTGTAGTTAAATCAGTGAAATCAAGGTCTAAA